GATATGAGTTTACTATCAACATTAAACACACTGATAACAGCTGAGAACATCCCGGTTGAGACAGGTGTCTTTGAGTCTTCGGCTCCTGATGTGTATGCGGTTTTAACTCCGATTGTAGATACCTATGACATCTATGCGGACAATAAACCGAATGCCAATATTGAAGAAGTGAGGATTTCTTTATTTGTTAAGGGTAACTACCTGACGCTCAAAAGGAACCTTGAAGAAAAAATACTGCTTGCGGACTTAACGATAACCGACCGCAGGTACATCACTCATGATGATGAGACAGGTTATCACCAAATCGCTATTGATGTAGCGGATTATTATGCTATTTAAGGAGGAAATTTATAATGGCAACAATAGGACTTGATAAATTATATTATGCCAAGATTACGGAAGGTACCAATGGTAATGAAACCTATGGCACACCGACTCTTCTTGCAAAAGCTATAGAAGCCAATCTCTCTATTGAACTTTTGGAAGCGATTCTCTATGCCGATGACGGTGCGGATACTACGATCCGTGAGTTCAAGTCGGGAACCTTATCTCTTGGTGTTAATGACTTAGCGCCTTCTGTGGTTTCTGATCTTGTAGGTGCAACGGTAGATATTAACGGAGTGCTTGTTTCAACCGGCGAAGACGTATCAAAGCCTGTAGCTGTAGGTTTCAGAGCAAAAACTGCTACCGGAAAATACAGATATTTCTGGCTTTACAGAGTACTTTTCGGTGTTCCGAGTGCGGCACTTAAAACCAGAGGTGACTCGATTGAGTTCCAAACTCCAACAATTGAAGGTACTATCTCAAGACGTAACAAGCTTGACGCAGCGGATAAACATCCGTGGAAGGTAGAAGCAACAGACAACGGAACCGATTCCAATACCACAATCTTTGATTCATGGTTCACTTCGGTTTATGAACCTACCTACACACAGCCAACACCACCCAATCAGGAAGAGGAGGACTAAGATAAATGGAAAGAGCAAGTAAAGTAACCATTCACGGTAAAGAATATGAGCTTATTTTAACTACCAAAGCAACCAGAGAGATCGCCAAGAAATACGGTGGTCTATCAAAGCTTGGTGAGCGCATCATGAAGGAAGAAGACTATGACAAGGCAATCAGCGAAGTAATCTGGCTCATAGCTCTTCTTGCCAATCAGGGTATTGAAATCAAGAACCTTACAACGGGTTCTAAGGATGCCTTGCTTACAGAAAACGAGATCGAACTTTTAACGACTCCGCTTGAAATTGCAACATTCAAAGATGCCATTGCCGAAGCGCTTATTAAAGGCACCAAGCGAGAAGTTGAAAGCGAGGAAGAAAAACCAAAAAACACATAAAGCCGGCTGAAACCTCAGATGCAGAGATTTTTGCTTGGCTTATATTTTATGGAACCACCATGTTGGGAAGGAGCGAAACGGAAGTATGGCTGATGCCACTTGGCGAGCTACTTGACCAGTGGGAGGTTTATAAGCAATTCCACGGAATGAGTAAACCAAAACGCAATATCACAATCGATGACATCATTCCGGTGGGGCTATAAGGAGGTGAGTACACATGGCAGATAGTTTTGGATTAAAAATAGGAGTTGAAGGCGAGAAGGAGTTCAAGCGTGCTCTTAGTGAAATCAACTCTTCCATGAAAGTTCTCGGCTCTGAAATGGAGCTTGTTGCCTCTGAGTTTGATAAAACCGACAGATCCGAACAGGCACTGACCAAAAGAAATGAAGTACTGCAAAAGGCTATCGAAGAGCAGAAAAAGAAAGTCGAGCTTCTTCAAAAGGCACTGCAAAATGCATCCGCTTCTTTTGGTGAAAACGATAAGCGTACACAAAACTGGCAAACACAACTAAACAAAGCTCAGTCCGAACTGAATAAAATGGAGCGAGAGCTTCAGCAAAACACGCAGGCTCTATCTGAAGATTCGGAAGGACTGAAAAAAGCAGACAAGGCATCGGATGACTTTGGTGACTCGGTAAAAGAAGCCGGGAATAAATCCAAAGATGCGTCTGGTGCCTTTGAAGCATTAGGAACTGTGTGTAAAGCCACTGCTGCGGCCGTAGCTGCTACTGCTGTTGCGATCGGTGCTGCCCTTGTTGAAGTAGGTAAAGCACTGGTGAGTGCCTCAGTGGATGGTGCTGCTTATGCAGATACTGTTCTTACTGAAAGCACAGTCACCGGCATAGCTACGGATAAGCTTCAGGAGTACATGTATGCAGCCGAGCTTGTAGATGTTTCGGTTGAGACTTTAACCAAATCAATGGCCAAAAACATCAAGAGCATGAAGAGTGCTCAGGACGGTTCCTCTGCTATGGTGGAAGCCTATGAGAAGCTGGGTGTATCTGTAACCAATACTGACGGGACACTCAGAAACTCTGATGATGTCTACTGGGAGCTTATAGATGCCTTAGGTGCTGTAGAAAACGAAACCGAACGTGACGCACTTGCTATGCAGATACTCGGAAAATCGGCTCAGGAGTTAAATCCTCTGATCGAAGCCGGTGCAGATAAGATGTCTGAACTTGGCAAAGAAGCACGTGAAGCCGGGTATGTTCTAAGTGATGATACCTTAAATGCCTATGGCGCACTCGATGACCAGATCCAGTACTTAAAGGTTGGAACGGAAGGACTCAAAAACGCAGTAGGTACTGTGCTTCTTCCGATTCTTACATCCCTTGCAACAGACGGTAAAGAAATGCTATCCGAGCTTACAGTCGGTATTCGTGATGCCGGAGGGGATTTCAAAAAGATAGGTGAAACGATAGAATCGGTGCTTCCGAAACTACTGAATAAGCTCGGTGAGTACATGCCAAAGCTACTCACTTTAATCAAGAGCTTTATAAAGGCGGTAGCAACGACACTTCTATCATCGCTACCTGAAATCATCGCTCTTGCAAACGAGTTTATATCCGAGTTCATCGGTGAGATTTCTGCTGCACTTCCGGATGTTTTCGATGTAGTTTCAAGAGTAATTTTATCTATTATAGACGCTATTGCAGTGAATTTACCGAGCGCACTTGAGGCCGTAATCGGGGCTGTTTTCGCCTTTGTGGAAACATTGAATAACAACGCCACTTATCTTTTAGAAGCGGTCAGTGGGGCTGTAAGTGCCCTACTTTCGGAAGTTGTGGCAAGACTACCGGAGTTCTTGGATCTGGTTATTGAGATCGTCAATCAGGTAACGCAAACCTTCACGGATAGCTTTCCGGTATTACTTTCTGCAGTACTTTCTGCGATTGTAGGGATTGTAGATACCATTGCTTCAAAGCTTCCTTTAATCTTAGATGCAGTGCTGAAAAGCATAGAAGGAGTGATCAGAACAATCCTTGAATCGGTACCGGAGTTACTTCGCACTATTGGGAATATCATTCCGAAACTGGTCGAAGCAATTCTTAAAACAGTACCACAGATAATCGGTGCTGTGATTGAGATTGTAAACAGTGTCGTTGATAACTTGCCTCTTATTCTGGATTCCTTGATTGAGGTAATACCTGCGCTTATAAGCGGCATACTGGAAGCAGTGTTTACTTGCCTTCCGGACATCTTAGATGCCGTCTTAGATCTGGTTATTTCCATAGTGGATAACCTACCGACTATCATCCTTGAAATCATCAATGCAATACCGGATTTGATAGAGTCTATTATCGAAGCGATCCTTTCAAACATTCCGCTTATTATTGAATGTGGTATTGAGCTGTTCACAAGCCTTATTACCAAGCTTCCTACTATCATTTTTGAACTGATAAAAGCAGTACCGGAAATCATAGGCGGACTACTTCAGGCATTTGCCAAAGGACCTGAGCAGTTTGCCAATATCGGTGTTCAGTTAATAAAAGGTTTGTGGGAAGGCATCAAGTCGGTCGGTAACTGGATTAAGGATAAGATCGGCGGTTTCTTTGACAGCATTGTCGGAGGTATTAAGGACTTCTTCGGAATTCACTCTCCTTCAAGACTATTTGCCGGAATCGGTGAAAACTTAGGTCTTGGACTTGAGGGTGGCTTTATAGATTCCATGAAGAATGCCGAAGAGTTAATGACCAAAGCAGTACCTACCGACTTTGATATCAAAGGCACAGCAAGACTGGATAGTGTAGTGACAAGCCCTGTAAAGCCTCAAGGATATACACAACAGGATACTTACTACAGACAACAAACGGAGTTTAACAGGTCTGAAGAGCTGAGTTTATTAAGGGAGCAAAACTCCATATTAAGAGCAATACTTGAAAAAGATCTATCGGTTATCTTCTCGGATGATGACATCGGAAGAGCCAATGCACGCTATGAAGGTAAACGAGGACTAATGGTAAATGAGGGAGGTTTTAAGAATGCATATTAACATGAAACCGGGATTTATGTACTGGGGGATAACCGAAGACAGCTTTTCATTAGAGCTGCCATATCCTACAAGTGGCACTTTTGAAACCTCCCGTAAATCCCAGACACAGGAATCCGCTGATGGTTCAGTGGTGTTTCAGCTTATAGGCAGAAGCCGAGACAAGCAGAAATTATCATGGGAGATCATGGATCCCGAAAAGTGGTGGGAGATCAATAACTGGTTGGAAACGAACGGTGTGGTTTTCTTCTGTAAATACTTTAATTTCAATCGTGGGATTTGGCAAACGAAGAAATTCTATGCCGAGAATCCTACCTGCACACCGTACAGACCGAACGGTAATCCAAATAGTGCAAACTATGGAATGCCGAGGTTCTTACAAAATTGCGAACTGACAATTATCGATATGGGAGGTGAGTAAGCATGAAACAGACAAGCGATACATACGCTCTTGCCATGAAGGAAAGGTGCAGGGATAAATCCCATGTAAAGATATCTCTTACTTCCGGCAGTGAAACATATGAGTTCTTGGATGATGAGATTGCAAACGTCACCGTAAACAGCGATATTGATCCGTTAACAAGGAGGGTTCCTAAAGAAGAGCTCTCCTTTTCTATTTATGACTTTAACGGAAGGTACAGTCCGTCCAATCCCAGTGGAAGGTGGCACGCTCTTGATGAAAACGCCAAGATAACCATTCAGTTCGGTTTATCTATTGGTGGCAATATCGAGTGGCTTTCGGAAGATGATTTCATTCTTTCCGGCAGACCTTCCTATTCATCCGGCATTGCATCGTTTAAGGCAAGGAGCGTTTTGTGTTCTCTTACAAAAACTTATTATAAAGGGACATTTGAACATAAAAGCTTTTATGAACTTTGCGAGGATGTCTTAACCGATGCCGGGATTACGGACTATGACATTTCCGATTCTTTACAAGAGCTTTATACCGATGCACCTTTGCCAATCACAACGCATCTTAATTGTCTGCAGCTTATAGCGCATGCCTGTTGCTGTACTTTAAGAACAGTGGGTGGAGTTATAACTATTGCACCTTTTGAAATGGATGATTTATCTTCGGACTTTATTATGGAGCTTGGTTCCATAGCCTTTAACGGTGACACGGTTTCTAAGATTGATACTTTATACAAAGTAGAATCCGACCTTTACACCTACACCGAAGAAGAGACGGAGACAGTTGTCTTTGAATCAAGCATTGATGTAGATGAGGAAGCGGAATGCCATATAGAGTATGCCTTATCTACAGAGCAAAGGATAGAGTGCGAAGCCGAGACACAAGACGTTGTCTTTTATGGCAGGAGTGCAGATTTCAAAATCATCGGAACCGGCACTTATTATGTGAAGGTCTACGGCAAAAAGGTCAATAGCTCGGTATCTAAAAGTGAAGCTGTCATCTCTCTTAATACGGGAGGCTCAACAGACAGCGAAAAGAATCAGCTGATCACCGACTTTGGTATGCAGTCATCGCTTATATATCATGCGGCAAACTACCTGCAGTTCCGTTTAACGCACTCGGTGAAATACCGTGGCAATCCGGAGCTTGAGCCGCTGGATGCGCTGTACTTTGAAACGGGCTATGGACCTTTTATTACCGCACTGATTTTAACGCATACCATAACCTATAATGGAGCACTTTCCGGCACGATGACAATCAAGAGCCTGACTGAAGTATCTGAAAAGTATTTATATGATGCAAACGAGCTGAAGGTCATAGATTTGGAAGATTCCGATGTCGGGGTTATAGGTCTTACAGATTATATAAGTGACTACACCATTGAAGAAATGGATGAATTTATAGAGGAGGTACAGGATGAGCAAACTTAATCATACAACACAGGAATTTGATGCAGCTATCAGAAAAGTCAATAAAGATTATGCGGACTGTTCAAACGTTGATGCGGTAGCTTCGGATGTGATTGAAGGCGCTAAAATCATGACGCAAGACAAGACACTCGTCTCAGGCACTATAGGCAGTGTTGGTGCTACACCTTCGGTTACTGTTTCCGGCAGTGTTGTTTCAGACACACCATCACCTTACCCTATAACAGGTAATGCTTCCCTTAAAGTGACAGAGGGTGGCTACATAGATTCGCTTACTCCGGGAGCAACTGAGACCAGATACATCAAAACCGAAGTCAAGCAAGGCACGCCAAGCTATGACGAGAACGTGGTTCTGGAAGTCGATGAGAATAAATTCCTTGAGAAAGTGATCGTGGAAAAGACACCGGACTTTGTCTCAAAGGTAAAACGAGTGCCTATCTATGATTTTTACATAAACGAAATGAAAACCAATGGCGGTTATGCCGGAATGCTGACTGCAGGAACTCTGGAAGACAACGTCTCAGTGTCTGATGTCGTTTACCTGCTTCCGGTAAGCAGCAATGTCGGCAGGCAAAAGATACTGGTTAGAGTAGTTGATCCCGATGACGGAAGGCTTGTAAACGGAGTGATCATAATGCATAAAGGAGATACCTTTGTATCTACCGCATCGACTTATACACCGGGTGGTGAGCTCAGATTTACAGAAAACGGCAGACTTCAGTTCTACCATACATCATCATTCACTGTTGGCAGTTCCTTTTCAAGCTGTCCGATGATCCTTTTAAATAACGGTGTTTATTATGTTGTTTTGGTAGATTACTCAAGAGCCTCGCATGGTTATGTCGGCTATGGCACAAGAGTTTCATCCGGGGGTATTTATGCCAGTCCGAACAATGCCCAGATGAACTTTAATGAAACTATAGGCTACCATGACTATTCAAAACCTAAGTGTATGTTTGGAAACCTGACTAACATCTACTGGTATTCGGACGTAGAGAAAAGCGGAGGCGAGTTTCCGAGAATGACATTCAATTACGGCTCCGGCAGATCGGTTCTTTGTGAGGTGGAGCAATGAGTAAACTAATATTTACAGGAAAACAGATAGACAGTGCTATCAAGAAGGTCAAGGAAGGTTATGCCGATGTATCCAAAGTAACTGCTAAGCCTGAACAGGTAAGGCGAGGCAAACGCTATGTCAGCAAAAACAAGGTCTTGGAAACAGGCACACTTGATGACGGAGCAATGGTATCGAATGTTACGGTTCCGTCAAATCCATACCTTTCAAGAAATGAAACCGAGTATCCGGTAGTCTTTACTCCGGGAGGAACGGTTACCAGAGCCGGTTACAAAGAAAGAGGAGATATTCCCGGTGCGGCATCAGATACTGTGTATATCCAAGCCGAAGAAAAGACTGTAACGGGAACATCTCAGACTTATGAGGTAAGGCCAAGCGAAGGAAAGCTACTCAAGAAAGTAACCATTAAAAAGGTAACGGGTGAAGAGTCCGGATATCTTGAAAGGCTCGGTATGCAGGGACTTGCCTGTTATTTCTATTCGAGTGCGGCATCAAGTTCAACCAGACGAGCGTATATTCCGGCAGGAACGGTAGTGGATAATATTTACTTGAAAGCCGGAGTGAAAACATCTGATGCGCATGTTGTTATCTTTAAGATATCCGGTACTACATCAAGCTCATACAAAGGTGGCACAGGTTACCTTATAAACACACAAAGCGGACTATTAAACACTGGACATATTGAGATAAAGCCGGGTACGACTTATACCATACCTTCAAACGACACCTACTATACGGCAGGAGCAACTATTGAGTATAAGAGCACCGGAAGGCTTGTCATTACCTTTAATACCGATTACAGAGTTTTCAGCAGATCTACATCAACAAGTACGGCAAATGACTACACGATGCCGCTTTTATTCTGTTTCAATTCCGGTTATTACATTATTTTGATTGATAGCACACAGTGGACGAACGGTTCTAAAACTTATGGATCGGCAGCTACAAACATTGCCGGAATCTATCCGTCCGATAGTGATATCTATGTAAACTCAGGAAGCACACAGAGAACCTTTGAACAGGCAGAAACCTATATGGCGAATGTATCCTGTGTTCTTGCGGCTTGCTCGTTTTCTGGATCATCTTTAACTTCGCCATTAACACTGAAGGTTGGAAAGCCAAGCTCGATGTTCTATATGATTGAAAACGCCAGACTTCCGACTCCTGTTGTAGCAATGGATGGTGACTATGTTACTTGGGGTGCCGTAGATGAAGCAACAAGCTATGACGTTACTGCTACGGGCAATGGTACAACGGTTACTAAGAACACCTCGGCACTAAGGTACAGCATGGCATCGCTTGTTACCAATGACGGAACATACGAGATTACGGTAACTGCAAAGAAGTCCGGACTGATATCCAATCCGTCTGAGCCTATTACTTATACGCTTGAGCGAATTCTCGGAACACCGACTATTCATCAGGAAGGCGAAAAGTTCTATATAGATGAGCAGATTACCGATGCTACGACTTATTACCTTTATGTAAACGGAACTAAGATCGCCAATCTGTCATATACGGCTTCTGGTTATAGCCTGTTCAGCTACTGTTCAGATTTCAGAGCTTATACCATTGGTGTAAAAGCACATAAGGACGGCAGAACAGATTCACCGTTATCTAACACCATAAGCTTTACAAGACTTGCAACACCGACTCTTTCATATGTAGGGACAGTGCTTTCTTGGCAGGTGATCAGTGGCGCAGAAAACTATGAAGTGAAAATGGACGGAGAGCTTGCAGGAGTTGTTTCGGGTATTTCCTTTGATTTTGCCTCTCTTATTGGGGAAGATGAAAGACATACCTTAAGCGTTAAAGCGATCGCTCAAGGAAACAAGTTCTCAACGGAAGTATCAATGCGAATCGGTACGGGCGGTGGTACAAGCTTTGATGATGCCATTGTCATAAACTTTGGTGCGTCAGGAGATGCCTTAACAGACCAAGAAGTAGATACGGAGTTCCCGGAAAAATACTATAGACTGCAGCCACGAGAAAGTGGTTATTTCTATATGTACACGGAATCCGACTACGACACCTACGGAACACTGTATAACGCAGATAAAGTAGTGCTTACAACCAATGATGACGGTGGTACAAACTATAACTTCAGCATTTATTATTCTTTGGAAGCCGGTCAGACCTACTACTTAACGGCAAGGCAGTATTCCAGAAACTATGCTTTATTTACATTAAAGATAGACCAGACAGGACCGAGTGGCTCAGGACCGATACCGCCTCGTCCATATCCGGGAATAGAATAAACTAAATACTTTTTAGCTCACGGAATGTGGGCTTTTTTTATTGGAGGGGACATTTGGTGGAAGTAAGACCACTCACCCTCCTTTTTCATTAAATTTTAAGGAGATTAAATATTATGACATTAAATAAATTATGCGATGAGTGGCTTGAAACTTATCAGAAGGATCACATCAAGGTTCAGACCTATGTAAGATACAGATGTATCATCAACAACTATATCCGTGATTCAATCGGAAACAAAGAAATAAAGAGATTTGATCGCAGAAGCGTGCAGGAGTATATGACGTGGCTAAAAAACTACGAAAGTCCGAGAACCGGAAGGAAACTCTCAAGCTCAACTGTTAATATGTGTCTTACGGTACTTAAGATGGTGTTCGGCTATGCTGTGGATTTTGAAATACTGAAAACCGATCCGACACTTAAGGTCAGAGGTGCTACCAACAATAAGACATCCAAAGTAAAGTGCTTCACTGTTGAAGAACAGGCAAAAATCGAAGAGTACATAGAAGGCTTAGAGGGCGATGAGCAAAAAGGCATCATCTTAGACCTTTACACCGGGCTTCGTATCGGTGAGCTTATGGCGCTTACTTGGAACGATATCGACTTCGACTCCGGAATCCTGAACATCAATAAGACGGTTTATACCTCTCTTGATGAAAACGGCAACTGGAGGACGATTACCGATTCACCGAAAACCAGAACTTCAAACCGTGAGATACCGCTATCTGATGACATGCTTCTGATGCTCATGGAAATGAAAGAAAGAAGCAATTCAGAGTTTATCCTTTCGCATGAAGACGGTGAGCCAATCTCACAAAGACTCTACAGGTGGCGATTCAATAAAATGCTGGATGATTTAGGCATCAGACACTTAAACTTCCACGCTCTTCGTCATACCTTTGCCACACGAGCAATCGAGTCCGGAATGGACGTCAAGACATTGTCTGAAATCTTAGGCCACTCCAATGCCGCTGTTACCTTAAATGTTTATACTCACTCTATGACAGCGCACAAGAGACAAATGATGAATGGACTAACGAGAGTGGGTAAATTGAAATAAGGAGGATAGAACAGTGGACGCATTAGCAATTATCTTTTCTTTAGTATCCAGCATCGTGAGTGGCATGGTGCTTTTCTTTTTGAAGAGATACTTTGAAAAGAAGGAAAAAGAGGATGAAGAAAAAGCCAGAGCCAGAGCAAAAGAAAACATTCTGATTCTAAAGAGTATCGATGCCGTTGGTAAACTTACCTATGCCAATTCCGTAGCGATAAGAGACGGTAAAACAAATGGTGAGATGAAGTCGGCAATTTCCGCATACTCGGAAGTAACAAACGAGCTTTATGACTACTTGCTCGAACAAAACGCAAATAAAGATTAAAAGGAGGAAAACAAAATGAACTATTTAACAGCTATTGCAGTTCCGGCTATTACCGGAGCGATTTATGCTTTGATAGAAGTTTTGAAGAAAGTGACAAACAACAACGAAAAGGTACTACGATTCATACCGCTTATTGCGTTAGGTCTTGGTGCCATTGCCGGAGTGATTTGTTTCTTCTTCATTCCTGATGTTATTCCGCAAGCAAATATCGTGGTGGCAATCATTGTCGGTGCCGCTTCCGGTCTTGCTGCAACGGGTACTAATCAGGTTATTAAACAGCTTACAACTAAAGACGAATAAGCCATTTGAGCCTACTGGAGAGCAACATCTCTGGTGGGCTCTTTTTTTATTTCTCAAGTTCACAAAAAATTATCTATTATATTGGCACGATTAACTTGCTATTTTTTTCGTTTAGAGCAATATATGTACTACCAAAATTAAACGGAGGTACTTTTTTATGAAACTAAACGAACTTTTAAGCGAGTGGCTCACTGTTCACAGAGAGGAGGAAATCAAGCCACAAACGATCATCCGCTACGAGTGCTGCATCAACAACTACATCAAAGACTCACTCGGAGAGGAAGAAATCAGGAACATTACCAAAAAGACGGTACAAGGCTATGTGGAAGGCTTGAAGCAGACTCTTGGCGAAAGAACCGAAAAGGAACTATCTACATCATCTGTCAGGTGCGTACTTGCGGTATTGAAGCTTGCCTTTGACTATGCGGTGGAAAATGACCTGATACCAACAAATCCGGCAAAGAGAGTGTTCGCACCGTTCGGTAAAGAAAAGAAAGCAGCTGAAAGCTTCACACTGGATGAACAAAAGGCTATCGAAAGTTATGTGCTCTCTGAAGGAGTGGATGGCAACTACGGCATTCTGCTTTCGCTTTATACCGGAATAAGGATAGGAGAGCTGGTGGCACTTACTTGGGATGATGTGAATTTGGAGTATGGTTCTATTTCGGTAACCAAGACGCAAACGGTAAACAAAGATGATAGCGGTCACTGGAAGCCGGAAGATGGAACACCAAGAAGCGAGGCATCCGGCAGGATAATTCCTTTACCTCAATTCGTAGTAGAGGATTTACAGGCAATTAAGGAAAGGAGCAAATCGAGCTATGTGTTCACGCTTCCTTCAGGTAATCCGATGAACGCTAAAATCTTAAGGTGGCGATTCGAGCAGATTCTGATAAAGCTTGAAATAAGGAAACTGAGCTTTAACTCACTAAGGCATTCATTTGCAACCAGAGCGATAGATTCCGGTATGGATGTGGTGACGCTTTCAGAGATATTAGGACATGCTGAAGCCGGGAACATCATCAATATTTATAAAGAGAGTTTCAAGTTCAACAAAGAAGCCATGACATCACTTAAAAGAATCGGCAACAAATAAAAACTTTCTGATAAATACGTCTCAAATGACTTGATATAAAAAGCCTTTAGAGTGATGTATATAACAGGCAAGGAAATATAGCATCCTTTGCTAAGAATTCATAAAATTGGAGGATTATTTAAAATGACAGTAGACGAATTATTCAACGAGTGGATCGAGTGTTACCAAAAAGACCAAATCAAGATCCAAACCTATGTGAGGTACAAAAGCCTCTACAAGTTCAACATCCAACCGCTTATAGGGGAGCGCAACATTGAGGACTTACAAAAGCGTGAGATGCAGGTGGTGATGAACAAGATAAAAACCAGAACAAGTGAAAGAACCGGAAAGCCTCTCGGATATGTTTCAGTCAATATGTGCTTAACGCTTATGAACATGATGTTTGAGTACGCTGTAGACTTTGACCTATTAGAAGCAAATCCGTGTTCCAGAGTCAGGGGCATTTCGGCAAAAGACAAACGAAGAGTTGTAGCCTTTACAAAAGAGGAGCAGGTCAAGATTGAGAAGTTTGTCGAGGAAACCAACAACGATGAGTATTTTGGAATTATCCTTGACCTTTACACAGGACTTAGAATCGGTGAGCTGCTTGCACTTGAATGGGGAGACATAGATTTAAGAGAAGGCTTCATGTGCATCAACAAGACAGTGTTCACTACCGTAAACGAAAATGGCGAATGGCGCACAGTGATTGACACACCAAAGACCAGAACATCCAACAGAGAGATTCCGCTTCCGGACTGGATTATAAAAAGGCTCAAGAAACTCAAAGACAAAGCAATCAGCCGAATGGTCGTATGTAAGAATGACGGCAGCAGAATGAGCACCAAGCTTTACCGCTGGAGATACAATGAGATGCTTGAGAAGCTGGAAATCGAGCCTCATCACTTCCATGCACTACGACACACCTTTGCTACCAGAGCCTTAGAGAACGGAATGGATGTGAGGACTTTAGCAGACATTTTAGGACACGCAAATGCGAATGTTACTTTGAACGTCTATGCCCACTCTATGACAGAACACAAGCGTCACATGATGAACAACATGCAACGAGTTACAGTGGATGAATAAAAAAATAGCAGATACTTGAGCCTGCCGGGATGAGAATTCTGGTGGGCTTTTTCTCTGCTTTTGAAACTCTACTTTTCAAAAAATAAGCAAATCTGAAACCTGACTTTTCGAGTATTGAAACCATACTTTTCAAAATTAGCGAAAATTATAAAACCATTAGTTTTGATAGGTAAAAGCATAGTTTTCGGCTAAAATCGGGGCTAAAATTCAAGGAATTATTCATTTGTTTCCTATAATTGGTGAAGTTGTTATTCGTACCAATGGTGGAACACTTACTGTTAATGCACCAAATGATGAACTTATTCACTATGGATTTGCTGATAAAGTGGATATTAAGGCAATTAAGACTTCATCATATACAGAAAATGGAACAGTGCCTTTCATTAATGTCAAAACGGGAAATATAAAATTAACTAGTGAATCAGAAGTTCAAGTTATTCATATTGAGAAAAATGAAAGACCAACTAATGCCGATCCAGCAACACCTGACACATATTCTGAAGTTATTATCACAGTAACTGAAAACGCAAATATTCCGACTTTCACACGTGATGAAACAGTTATAGATCAAAATAACGGAACTAAAGTATGTACAATCGTAACTGATCAAGCAAAGGATGTTTACTTATTCCAAAATGGTCTTTACGAGCAAATCAAAGTAGCGGATCAAGGTTCTGATGAATTGGTTTGGATTGATTCATCTGATGCGAATAGTGATACATCTGTTGCTGCAGTTCAGCTTGCTAATAACTGGACTGGAGAATCTGAACCTGTTTGGGAAAACGTTGAAACAAGAACACTTTCTAATGCTGATGTTACAGCATATGTGGAAGACAACGGAATGAATCAAAAACAAGCAAATACATTAGCTAAAACAGCCGGAGGTAAAGGTACTCAAGCAGAACCTTACTTAATTTCAACACCAACTCATTGGAATACAATATACGAAATTCTTCATGATGCGGCAGTAAATAATAAAGGTGTTCAATATTTTAAGCTTATGGCAGACATTGACTTTACTGATTTTACAATCGATAACTCACCAATTAATGGTGATACAGTTATGCCATATATTGATGGAAATGGACACACATTATCTAATATTTCTTCATTTACTTGGAAAAAAACATTGTTTAATAATGTAAGAAACTTTACAATTAAAAATGCAACCCTTAATTTTAATATTAATTGGGATAGTTCAAGTGCTGTTTATTGCGGAGCAATTGCAAACTGCACATATGGAACATGTTTATTTGAAAATATAACAACTCTTGGAGATTTGCAAGGTTTCTGTGGTGGTGGTTTCTTATCAGTTTATGCAGATCAACAATATGGTTCAGTAACATTTAGAAATGTAACAAACTATACTAATATGAATACAACTGCTGATTATGCAGATCCATTTGGAGCACATTGTATGTCAACAGCATCACCAATTTTCTTTGAAAACTGCAAAAACTATGGAACTATTATTGGTAAAAATGCATCTGGTTTCGTTGGAATGGATGGAGGTGCACCAAATAATCATTTTAGATTTGCCGATGAAAATGCTGTAATTAATTACGGAAAGATTTATGGTTTTAATACTTCAGGACATTTCTCATATGGTGACACAGGAACAACAAAGACTGTAAACGGAATCACAGCAAATATTAAAGGTTCAACAGCATCATTAAACACAATTGGAAAAATTACAATTAGTGTTCCAGAAGAAGGAAATATCTCTGTTCCAGCTGTTTCTGGTGCAACCAGATATACAGTTACATTTAATATTTCAACTCAATACTATGAAGATAGATGGGAAGGATGGGGTGGAAATTATCCTCTTGGTGTTTCAAAAGAATATTCTTCTGATTTAGTTTCTAATGGACAATTATCATTTGGATTTGATAAGATTTATTTGTGTGAAAATAATAATGATAAACTTCACTCAGTAAGTGATAAACCAGTTGCATATGAAGGTATTTATTATGAAGGTTTAGATGTTAATTCACTTACAGAAGATAATTATTTATTTGGATCACCTAATTCATCATTGAGTATAATATCTGTAAATGGAAAAGTATTCTTATATGCAAATAATGAAGAGTATCGTGCACTTCTTAACAAAGATCAAATAGCAAATGATTCTCAAACTGCATGGGTATCTATTACAGTTACAGCATTTAATGGTGAAACAATTTTAGCATCTGGATCAACAACATATTATGTTTCAGTTGCAGATGCACGTGCATTCTTTGGCAATTAATGCAAGATTTCGTACGACCGTTCCCCTATTACTAAAGGGAAAAACAACAATAAAACCTATAAATGGTTATAAAAAAAGCGCGCTCATCCGCTAATTGGTGAGTAAAATCTGTAAAATTAAATGAGGGTTATCAGGCCACGCTTGGTAGCCCTTTTTATGTGCTCGAAAACCCGTCATGTGTCTATCTCCCCGGACGCACCCTTCCAGCGCTCCACTCATTATATTGTGCTCTTCCTCTCCCCTTTGAAGAGCATAAAAGAGCGTCAGGTGGGGTGGTGGATAAATGCAGTGGGTGATCAAAAAATAAAAAAGAAAAGGAAAATACTCGAAATGAAAAATATGAAGAAAAAAGGCTTTACACTCGTAGAACTCGTAATCGTTATTGCAGTTATTGCTATTCTCGCCGGTGTTCTTATTGGAACATTTAGTACAGTAATCACAAGAGCTAATCAATCAAAAGCTCTCCAATTATTAAGAACAGAAATCACTGAAATTGAAATGGTACATGCAATGTCTGGTTATGTTATGTAAGATGATGTGGTATTTGAAAAAGATGGTTTTTATTTCTTATACAAAGAAGGAAATTTAACATCTATGTCAAATGCAGATGCACAAGAATATTTAGTTGTTCCAACAAAATTAGCTAATGGTATTACTTCATGGAGCAAAACACAAGGTGCAGTTTTAGATGTTACAGCAGAATATAGTACATATTGGAAATCAGCTAAAAATACATCTAATGAAAGTTGGGATAAATGGGGCGTTGGTGTAGTAACTGGTGCTATCGAAAACATGACATCTCATCAAATTACAGTTAAAGATGAAAATGGTAAAGTAGTTGCTTTTGATGAAGGAGCTGAATCAGGTGATATCAAATATGGTATTTATGATGGAAAGAAATCAATTTCTGATTATGGTAAAGGTTACTTTACATATGAAGTTGTTGTAACAACAAATGCAACAAACGATCGTACAAGAGTATTTACTGGAATATTCTATATTGAATAATTAGTAATCATAAAAAACACATTAAATTAATAGTGCAATCATCCGAACAGATAAATATTCTGTTGTAAAATAAACATCATAGCCCATATTTAGGCATATTATGGTGCTCCAGTAGTAACTTCATAAGGTAAGAATAAAAAAACAAATAATCAAAATGTCCATCACGAAGGGCGTGTGATGGAAGTGAGGCACAGTGCTATTTACTGTGTCTCATCTCTTTTTCTGTTTTTCTTTTCCTGTGAATTATTGATATGCTGTGAGTCGTTTTTCAAATGGGGGATTGATGGTTTTTTGCGAAAAATGACCATAAAATGAAAAAAGCAAACAAATAATAAGTAAAATCCATCTAGCAAATTCTAAATAAAAACAAAAATAGCCACCATACTATTCAGGGCGATTATGCTCTGCTGGTATGGTGGCTTTTTTCTATTTTGCCATTGCGTTATAATGGTCTTCTTGTCGCATTATAATAAATATTTGCTTGAAATTTTGTCTTATTGAGTCAGTACTAAATGCTGACACATCAAAAGCAAAATCGTCATCAAGTGTACTTGTTAAGCAGCTAAGAAGGCTGGAAACCATGTTATAGTTGCTTGTATCTTCGTTGCCAAACTCATCAACAGTTATAAAGTCATCCTTATGAACTTCGAGTAACTCTTTTCTGATTTTTGTACTTTTAGTTTTGCATATTTGAATAAAGTAATGCTCTAATATCTGTCTTGCTGCATTCATTAATGAGACAGAATCGCATGCAAGATTATTGAATTGATCCCATAAAGCATTGTAGGCATTTTTAACTGGAAAGGCATTAGTGTATTCTGTTGGATTGCTTGGATTTATTGCCTTCATTAAATTAATGCCTGATTGATTTCCTTCCTTGTGTACATAGTAGTAACTAACATAGGTGTATTCATCAATCCATTCATCAGTTGTTGCTCTGAAAAAGTATGGGTTATGAGAAAGAAGGAATATTTGCTTGATGTAATCGACTTTAGTTATTCCATCCTCAAGCTTATAGTTGTTTTCACAAATACCTATGAGTTCACGAATGAGAGTCGAAATAATAAGTAGTGCATTACTATCCATTGATGTAACGGGGTCATCAATAATAACAATTTTATTTTTAATTTCACCAGTTGGATCTGACGAGCCTTTTACTGAAAAATAGAAATAAAAAAAATATTAGTTCCTACTTAGGATATTTAAAAAAGTTCAATGAATACAAAATGGTTAGGAACCTTTTTAATCTAAAAAAAATCAATAAGTGGGAAGTTCTCCGAAAATAGCATTAATAATTTATTATAATTATTAGAGGAAATAAGAATTAGAAATTTTCAAGCAAAAATTAAAACTTAAAAGATATTTGTTGATAAAAATACAATATGTTTTACATATATAAAAGCTAATTATTTTCATCATTATAAGGGGGTACGCAAATTTCTTCAGTCTATTGGCAGGTGTACGCATTTGTATTAAAATTGGCGTGCTTTTTCAAATTTAAAATAGGGGTGCGTAAAACTAGTTAAGGGTGCGTGATTTACCCTCAAGGGTGCGTAAATTCTGCTAGGGGTGCGTAATTGTATCAATATAGGTCATGCAACACATAAAAGAACAATTACTTTGATACAATAAATTCGGTTGTATTAAGGGGAAAATAGCATAAAACGTGTTGATTTATGGGGTTTATACCTCATTTTAAAGATAATTTGGCTTCAGTGAGTGATTTAGTTTACTTCATTGAAGCCTTTTTATTTTACCTATTAACACTTTTTAATTATTTCCTAGTCAAATTGCACTATTTAATTATTCACAGGTTTTCTTGCACTTTTTAATTATTCCCTAGTGATTTATCGCCTTTAACATCACTCATAGTTCCACTAGCAATAATCTTACCATTTTTAATAATCGCAACATGATCACAAATTTTTTCAGCAACTTCTAAAACATGAGTAGAAAAAAAGATTGAAGTTCCACTATCACATAATTTTTTCATCTCTTCTTTCATAAGATATGCTGCCTTAGGATCCAATCCAACAAAAGGTTCATCTAAAAGCATTAATTTTGGATGCCTAATAAAAGCAGAAATAATTGCAAGCTTTTGTTTCATTCCATGTGAATATGTTGAAATCATATCATTCAAATTGTTTTTAATTGAAAATAATTCTGAAAAATAAACTATATCTTTATTTCTTTGTTCCGTTTCTATTACATAAATATCACCAATAAAATTCAAATAATTGAAATTGATGTTAATTTTATTTCCACACAAAAAGGGTTCTCTTGTAAGAGAACCCTAATTTCTAAGACTCATTGAAAAATTATAATTTTACAACGTTCACTGCTGTTTCGCCACGATCGCTGTCTGTAACGTCAAATTTTACTTGGTCGCCTTCTGCAAGTGCTTTGAAACCTTCAGTTTGAATAGCGCTGAAATGTACAAAAATGTCCTTGCCTTCTTCTGTAGTGATAAATCCATATCCCTTTTCAGAATTAAACCATTTTACTTTTCCTAACATACTAAATACTCCTTTTACTTTAATCTATGACCTTAGTCACATTAGTAGTATACACCATTACTTTAGAAAACACAAGCTATCTACATAGATATATTTATTAATATAAAAAAAATTAGAATATACTCTTTAATTATTATTATAGATGAGTTTACAAAAGTAAAATTGTCATATTTTTAAATTTAAGTTAATAAATAAATTTATTAATAATATATGAATCTCTCTAATTTTTGTGTTGAATAATATTTTTAAATAAAATATATAATTATCTTAGCAATTACTAAATAATAATAACTTATAAAAACAATCATCCCAAAACCAAACAAAATGCCGGTAATAATTCTTTTAAGATTATTGCTTTTATATTTTGTAAATTGTTGAAAAGAACCATCTGCTATTAAAGGAATTAAACCTAACAATAAATATAAATAATTGAAATTAATAATTGTAATAAAAGGCATAATAAATATGCCTATTAATATTCCTGTACATCTAGCACAAATGCCCAAATATTTACCTAAATATTTTAATGATCTCTCTGGATTTTGGTGACAACTAAATAAAAATGTTACATAAGGCCTTTTAAATAATATTTGTCCTAGTGTAAATACAATAAACATTACTGAAATTACAATCATTGTCAAATTATATTGTAAACATCACTGAGATTAAGAGTTTACTAATTAGCTTTGAACATATTGATAAATCCATTAATTATGATCAAGACTTTTCTAAAGTGTTAATTAGTAGAAATAATCAGGAGTATGAGACTGTAATGAATTGGTCTAAAGTTTTCTTATACAATAAAAGCTTTACGACATTTTCTGGTACAACAACAGCGAGAGCTATACTTTTCCCAATGGAAAAGGTATTTGAAGCATATGTAGCATCAGAGCTTATAAAGAATTGTAGAAATATGCCATGGGATATCACAACACAAGATAAAGGTTTTTACCTATTTGACGAGCCAATGAAGTTTTCACTAAGACCAGATATAATTGTTAAGAAAACTGATGGGACTGTTATTGTTATTGATACTAAGTGGAAAGTGCTAGTAGATGACGAGCGTAAAAATTATGGAATATCTCAGTCTGACATGTATCAAATGTATGCATATGCAAAAAAATATAATTCGCAAAAAGTTTTAATCATATATCCGAATGATCTTGAAATGAGTAAGTACTTGGAAGATGGCATTCAATTTAAGAGTGAAGGTGTATTATTCAAAATAGTCTTGTTTGAACTTGATAATGTTGAAAATAGTGTTTTAAGAATCCGTCGTGAGATTTAAAAATGATATAATAAAGAATAAAAAAAATCTTGGTACAAAGGGTAATGCAGGAAAATCCTGTAAATAGAATGGCATAAGCCAGGAGGTCTAGTTCATGAAAACTAGAGAAATGATTGTACCAAGAGATTTGATTAGAAAGTTTTACCCACATCCAGAACCATATGGTGATGGAGACTATGTTGTTGATTTAATCAATGGCATGTACACTGACGTTTTCTATAGAGAAGAAGGAGACTTTGTCACCATTACGAATGACAACAAATTGATCTCTTATCTCAAAAAGAACCAACTAAAGTCAAGAGATTACTTTTTCAGAAATGGAGTCTATTCATTACGTATTAAAGAGGATATTGATAATAAGAATATCGAGGATTGGAAGCCAATTACACCAATCCTTGTTGAGTTAGAGATGCCTCAAGAGCATAAACTGCCTAGTGAATTTATGTTTTGTTTTTACTGGATTGAAGTTGGAAGAGCAACTATTGAAGGTGATATGATGATCCTTGAAGTTTATGAAAAAGATTTGATTCATATGATCGATATCGGTCTTGCTGTTGATGTAATATTTGAATCTCTCAAAGAAATATAATTTCATACATTTGTCATTGAGTATGGGGTGCTAAAAATTCGATAGGGTGCTAAATTGTATTAGCACCGGTTGCCCTAGATGCTAATAAATCTAGAAAAGTATCTTTGAAGTAAATATTGTCTGGTATGGGCTTACTTGGAGCTTAGAACTTTACCAGCAAACAATAGCAAGGCTCTACCGCCAAGGCCAAAAATCTGAAACTGTTGTTATACAACACATAATCACAAAAGGCACGATAGATGAAAGCATCCTATCAGCTTTAAGAAATAAAGATAAAACACAATCAGCCCTCATTGATGCTGTGAAGGCAAACATCTAACTGGAGGAAATTCAAATGAAAAAATACTACGACAACTATCCACCATGTGTGCATTTTGGCTGTGAAGATTGCTTTGCAAGATTATCTGGTGGTCAATGCGATATTTTAACCGATACATACTTTAATGGAAAGAAATGCCCATTCTACAAAAAATCAACACCTGAGATTATGAAGGAAGTTGAAAAGTACAGGAAGGAAGATAAAGATAACTTCAAGAAAAAGCAAAGGAGAGTTTAACAATGGCAGTTGATCCATATGAAAGATTAGCCTTTGCGATTGTATCTAACGCTGTGAAGGATTACAGAAAAGCTGCTACGAGGCTAAAGAAAAACCACGAAAACTATAAAGCTTATCTTGAAATCCAAAGATGTGAGGAGTTCTTTCAATCAGAATGGTGTGACATGCTATGTCAAGGAAAGTTCTCTGGAACATCAATACTAAAAAAATTAAAGGAGGAAGCAGGCGATGAATGCTACTATAAACCAAAAAATAGAGTTCCTAAACAGACCGTCAAAGTTAAAAAAGAAAATCGAACGCATGGAAGAAAGAGCCGCAGAATATGATAGGCTTGCCTCATCTCCTTCGAGTCCTAATTATGAAACACCAAGAGTTGACGGCACGAAGAGCAAAGACGCTCCTTTCTTAAAATGGATATACAAGCTAATGGAAATCCAAGAAAAGATTGAGAATGAGAAAAGAAAATATGATGAGGTTCTTTGTGAGACTGTTTCAGCCATTGAAAAAATAGAAAACGAAGATTATAAAAGCGTTCTTACTTACCGCTACATCAATAATATGCTGTGGGAAGAGATAGCTGACGCTTTAGAAACAACAGAAAGAACAATCTATAGGTGGCACCGAATGGCACTTGATGTTCTTGAGATATAAAAAAGTCAGTCGATGTCAGTCAATGTCAGTCAATGTCAGTCAATGTCAGTCGATGTCAGTCAATGTCAGTCGATGTCAGTACATGTCAGGGTATTGACTGTGGTATGATTATAATGGGGAAACCCGAAAAGAAAACATAGGTCAACAGTTAGCGCTGCTGGCCTTTTTTCATACCCTGAAAGGAGGACATGGATGCCATACAAACCAAAGAAACCATGTGCTTATCCAGGATGTCCTAATCTAACCTACGGGATGTATTGTGATGAGCACAAAAAGAAAACAAACAAAGACTATAACGACTACCAAAGAGATCCAAAGCTAAAACATAAATACGGGAACAATTGGCAAAGAACCAGAAACAGATACATCAAAGCACACCCACTGTGTGAGGATTGCTTGAAGGAAGGAAGAATGGTTATTGCTGAGGAAGTCCATCACATTTTACCTGTAAGGATGGGAGGTACAAATGAATGGAAAAATCTAGCTGCTCTTTGTAATTCATGTCACAACAAAAGACACATTGCTCTAGGTGATAGACGCGTGTTCTAACCCCCTAGGGGATGTGAATCTTAAAACTTAAAGAGGCTCGGAAGCGGGCGTGGGGTTTCTCGCGAAAAAATTGCGAAATCAAAGGGGGTATAACCCTTCATCCAAAAAAACAATTATAGGAGATAAAAAATCATGAAATTACATGTTACTTATGGTGGAGAAAACCACTTATATAAAAACGATTTAAGACGCTTTTCAGATAACAAATATAAATGCATCAAGCTTTATAAGACTAGTGACAAAGGACTAGTTGGTATTTGTAAAAGCAAAGCAAGAAAAGAAATGCCTTATAGAGTTACATGTGGCTTAAGTGAGACATTCTTTGAAGATTTAGAAAGTGCTGAAACTTTTGTCAAAGAAAGATTTGCTGGTTATGCGGAGGTACTTAAGAATGAGTAATTTTAATCCTAAGTTCTATCCACTAGTTGAAAGTGATGATAATGAATTCACACCAATATTTCCATCACTCACTAGTAAAGCAATCAAAGACAAGTTCAAACACTATATATTTGAAGTAAGTAAGGCTCAGTTCATTCTTCACTCTAAAGCAATGGATGAAATCAAAAACAATGATATCAAATGTCCATATTGTGGAGAGCCAATGAGTCCAACAACAATTACTGGTGATAATGAAGTCACTGTATACACCTGCATTCGTTGCAGAAAAGAAAACAATTAAAGGAGATTAACAAATTATGAAAATCAATCATTATTATTTAAAGGCATTAGACAATATGTTAAGAGCTAGTGCAAAACCTGAAGACTTTTCACTTCTTCAAGAAGGAAGCTCAGAAGCAAATTCATTTATATTTCCTATTGAGGATGAAATCTTAAAGAAAGACAACTTATTTAGAAAGCATGCAACAGTACTTAACTGCTTCAAGAATGGCGGTACTATCGTTGCAACGGTATCTAATACTAAAGCTACAATCATTCCTGAAAATGGAAATTATCCAGAACAGAATGATGAATTTAGTGAAGCAAGATTCAGTTCATATAAGATTGGATCACTTACTAAAATCAAGACTTGGTTTATCTATGATAGAAACTTTGATGTAAAAGCATATTTATCAGGTGAATTTGCTAGACGTTTTGGTAAGGCTGAAGAAGATATCTGCCTTAATGGTACTGGTATCAATGAGCCACTTGGACTTCTAAACACTGCTCAAACTGGAGCAACTTCCACTGAACTTACTTATGATAAGGTAGTAGATTTATATTTCAGTGTTCAAAATGAATATAGAACTAACGCTATCTTTATTATGAGTGATGAAACTGCTATGGCTCTTAGAAAACTTAAAGACGCTGATGGCAATCCATTATGGAATCATTCTAATAATACTATCTTTGGTAAAGAAGTCGTCATCAGCCCTTATATGGAAGATGCTGAAAAACCTATTATCTTCGGAGACTTAACTTATTTCTGGATGATCATTAGAAAACCACTTGCTGTTAGTGTATTAAATGAAAGATATGCTGAAACAAATGACAGTGGCTACATTGCAAATGAACGCTTAGATTCAAAGCTTGTGAGGTCAAATGCTATCAAGGTATTAGTTATTAACAAGGAGGAATAAACGCACAGTAAGCCGTATTTCGGGCCTTTCTGGGGAGTGTAACGCTTCCCAGTTGGGTTTGTGCAATAGATTATGGATGAATGTTTAATATATGAAGCTTCTACTGTTATAAATGGTACTACATACATTGTTCGTTCCATTATACCCTCAAAGGATGATATAAAAGTTATTAAAAACAAGGTTAAGAAACTAATACTTAACAATCTTGAAAATAAGGAAAACAAACAAAAAACATCCGCCTAATGACTTGATATAAATCCCCTTTAGAGTGATATATATACACACCTAAAGGAGGTATCAAAATGGGTAAAACATTAGAAGATTTAAAAGAAATTTGTAGACAAACGAACACCAGTTATTCTGGTATTGAATTCTTGCTTAAGTATTATCAGGAATCACTACACTGGCCATTGGATAAAGCAAGTGCTTATGTGATTGAGTTGTTTGAAAACGGCACTATTGATTCTATAAAAGTACTTGGCAAAGATGGAAAGGAAATCTAACGAGGAGGACGATGTAAATGTTACAACTAAATAATGAAAAGATTACTGCACTTTATTGTCGTCTTTCTCGTGATGATGAACTTCAAGGTGATAGTAACTCAATTATTCATCAAAAGGAAATGTTAAAAAAGTATGCTGATGATAATGGACATAAAAACACTGAATTCTTTGTTGATGACGGATATTCAGGAACTAATTTTAATAGACCAGATTGGCAAAGATTAAATGCTAAAATAGATGATGGTCTTATAGGAACTATTATTGTTAAGGATATGAGCCGTCTTGGTAGAGATTATCTTCAAGTTGGTATTTATACTGAGATGGTTTTTCCTAACAATGATATAAGGTTTATCGCAATCAATAATGGTGTTGATAGTATTAATGGAACAGAAAATGATATGACTCCATTTATAAATATTTTCAATGAATATTACGCCAAAGACACATCAAGAAAAATACGAGCTGTTGTAAAAGCCAAAGGTGAATCTGGTAAGCCATTAACAACTGTTCCACCTTATGGGTATTTAAAAGATAAAGAAGATAAAAACAAGTGGATTGTTGATGAAGAAGCATCACTTGTTGTTAAAAGAATATTTGAATTATGTGTTAAAGGTTATGGTCCATCACAGATTGCAGATAAACTAACAAAAGAAAAAACAGACTCACCTGTCGCTCATATGGAAAAGTTAGGATTAAAAAGTCCTGCTCGTGCATCCAAAGATAGTGCTCCATACTTTTGGAATCCTAAAACTATTAGCGATATTTTATCTAAACAAGAATATTTAGGTAAAACTATTAATTTTAGAACATATAAAAAGTCTTTCAAGAATCACAAAACCTACTATAACCCACCTGAAAAATGGAAAGTATTTGAAAATACACATGAGACAATTATAGACAAAGAAACTTTTGATATTGTACAGCATATTAGAGATAATCATAGAACTCGAACTAATCTTGGAGAAATGCCACTTCTTTCTGGAATGGTATATTGTGCCGATTGTGGTGCTAAACTTTACCAAGTTCGTGGTAATGGTTGGACATATGATAAGCATTATATGGTTTGTGCTTCATATAGAAAAAAGTCTAAACAAACCTGCTCATCACATCAAATTAGAAATATAGTATTGGAAAAGTTAATTTTGCAAAGAATCAACGATATGATCAATTTAGTACATAATTCAGAGAGTGAGTTTGTTGAACTTGTTACTAAACAAACAAAGGAAAACACAAATAGAAAACTAAAAGAAGCTAAAAAAGAATATGAGATTGCAATGGCTAGAATAAATAAACTAGATTCAATCATTCAACACTTATATGAAGATAACATTGAAGGTAAAATATCCGATGATAGATTTAGCAAACTCTCTGTAAATTATGAAATCGAGCAAGCTGATTTAACAAGCAAAATTAAAGATCTAGACATCTATATTAATGAAGAAACTAACAAACTAGTTAATGTTGAATCATTTGTTACTGCGGTTAAAAAATATACCCACATAGAAACCTTAGATTGTGAAGTATTGCGAGAACTAGTTAGTAAAGTGCTTGTGTATAAAGTTGAAAAAATCGATGGTAAAAGACAACAAAGAATTGATGTAATATTTAATGGTCTAGAGGGAATAAAGCTAGACAAATGAAAAAGCGTAGCTACCAAATTCGATAACTACGCTATTTTTCTAGCGTTTTGGGTAATCCCTATCGGAACTCTCCAAATGAAGTGTTTTGTAAAAATAATAATTTGTTATTATAATAACAAATGCATACTAAAACTTGGTGTTTACACCAAAATAAAATATTTAAAGTTTTAATAATTTTATAGGGCAAATAGTATTATTTAAATTTCTTTACTTTCTACGCTTTTTTCTTGAAAAAATAAAACTAAATAATAAACTAAAAGGCCAATTGCTACAACCTCAATTAAAATCAAGAATATAGTTAAGAAAGTAATAATTGTTGCAAGATTTCCTCCACCCAAACTTGTTGCAGCAGTAATGACAACAGCAAGAAACAAAACAGCTTCAACAATTACTCCAATTGTGAAAATACGTTCAACCATTTTTGATTTCATTAGAATTCCTCCTCATTGTTAATTGAGTATATCATATTGATTTTATAAAGACAAGCCTTTTTTTATAAAATATATTAATATTTACATTATATTGTGTTTTTTTCTGCTAAATTGACAATTTGTTTTAAATATGATAGATTATATTATATAATATCTTTAATTTTATTTATAATATTGATACCAGTTATAATTATAAAAAAATATTATCAATTATATATAAATACATAGCGTAAAATATTTTGTGTAAATGAAAAACTGAATAAAATTTAAAAAGGAATCTCACTTTAGTATAATAGAGTTGACGAAAAACCACTATACAAAGGAGATACCTCATGAATGATTTTACAACAGAACTCTTAAAAACGCTACTCGAAGGTAAAGATATCACAGAAATATTTAGATACCATGTCGAATGTGCAGTCAATCAGCTGCTTCAATACGAGCTCAGAGAATTCCTTGACTACGATAAGTACGACCGTAAAGGATTCAACTCGGGAAATAGCCGAAACGGCTATTATGAACGCACCTTGAAAACCGAATACGGTGATCTATCCCTCCGGATTCCAAGGGATCGAAACGGTGAGTTTGAGAATCAAACACTCACCCCCTATAAGAGACAGAACGACACCGTAGAGTCCATGATCATTCATCTCTATTCCAACGGGATGACGACCGAAGAAATCTCCAGAATGATTGAGAAGATGTACGGTCATCACTACACCAAACAGACGGTTTCTAACATCACAGCTGCTGTGGTCGGTGATATCCAAGCTTTCAATCACAGAAAACTATCCAGTCGTTATGCGGTCATCTACTTGGATGCTACACATATCCCTGTCAGACGTGATACGGTCACCAAAGAGGCTCTATACTTCGCCTTAGGTATAACGCCTGAAGGCTATAAAGAAATCCTTTCGTACAGCCTGTTTCCAACCGAGTCAGCCCATAACTGGGAGATCGTCTTATCCGACTTAAGAGCTCGAGGTGTAGAGGAATCCCTGCTGTTTGTCACGGATGGATTAGCGGGTATTAAGGATGCGATATCAAATGTTTATCCTAAGGCTAGACACCAATCATGTTGGGTTCATCTGTCTAGAAATGTTGCGCATTCTGTGAGGGTGAAAGATAGATCTGACGTGTTAAATGATTTAAAGACTGTCTATACTCAAGACACGTTGGAGAATGCTGAAGCTGCTTTAGACACGTTTATCAACACCTGGGATAAACGATATCCCAAGGTGACTGAGAAGTTAAAGAATAACCCATCTTTATTCACCTTTTTGTCTTTCCCTAAAGAGATCAGAGCGTCCATCTACACGACCAATCTCATCGAGGGTTTCAATAAGCATCTGAAGCGTTACACGAAGCGTAAGGAACAGTTCCCCAATGAGGATTCACTCATCAGGTTCATCGGTACTTATGCGGGTGATTATAACCAAAGATTTCAAATGCGAATCCATAAAGGTTTTAAACTTGTTACAGCTGAACTGAATGAAATGTTCAATTAAACGTCGCGCTTCAAAACCATAAAAGCACTAAAGAGAGTTCTAAACCTTTAATTCATTTCATTTACACAAACTTCTTGACACTACCTATAAATATGTGGTAAAATATAATATGAAGAATAAAAAGGAATTAATAATCAGATATGATTATCATCCTTTTTCTTTATAAGGGGGTAAGTTCTCTATGGTAAATAAAAAAACAAATAAGGGGTTTACTATAATAGAACTTGTAATTACACTTGGTGTTTTTGCAATTGTTGGAACCTTAATTACTGGATTAGTAGTAATGGCTAGTAATTTTACTAAAGAACAAAATATAATATCAAGTACTATGAGGGAAATTAATGATTCTAAAGAAATTATTATTAATAAATTTTCGCAATATGATACGGAGGAATATGATACAGATTTATATCAAGTTGAGCTAGAAGAAAATAAAGTTACTATTAATAAAATTGGTGAACCAAAACAAGAATTATTATTATTAGAGTTTAATGAGGGAACTTTAAAAAGTGGAACTACTAATATTACTATTTTAGAATATATTGTAAATATAAAATTTGAAGAGTTAAGTGAAAGTAAATTAATTAAATGTACTTTTGTTTTACATGATGATCAAGAATTTAGTTTCTTGATAAATAGAAGAGTGAGTAATAATTAA